ACCGCCATTGGGCCACGGCGGATGGCTATGTAGATGAATGTGCTGCTATCGTTTACACCAGAAGCAGAAGTTGTCAGCTTAAACCCAGTTGACGTTACATGTAGATGATTTGCCGTATCTTCTAAATCAAGTGCATTGGCTCTTAGTCTAGCATCATCTGCCCCAGTAGAGCTAGTAACAATGCCACGCATCGTGTCATGTATAAACCAAGCCTGAGATGAAGTAAGGTTCTTTATCATAATCCACTGAGGCTCAAACCCTAGATCAATCTCAGGCCCATTATTAGAATTATTACCAGTATAACTGCCACACTTGATAATGTCCTGATCCCCATCAGGGCCGAACTCACCGTCACCGTCGTTGTGGGCGAATAGGTAGGCGACGTAGGTTTCGCCAGAAGCATTAGTATTAGTACTGTTTCCTACACTGAAAACAGTAGATGTAGGGGCTGTGCCGTTAAACTGACTAGATGCAGTAGCCTCAGCATCTGTTTTGTTAAGCCTTAAATAATTACTATTACTTGATAAGCCATTATGCCACACCGTCCAGTTGGAGTTGGCCCCACCTACTGTAGTTTTCTTTACTACGACCATTCCGGGCACACAATCAAGGTCATGGCTAATATTCTGCGCAGAACCCGTCCCAGTATAGGTTAAACATGTAAAAAACTTAGGGGCTTTGCGGAATGTCCAAGAAACGTAATTATAATTAGCGTCATTAGTCTGACCATAATCATTATTTTGGGAAAACCCATCTGTGTTAAAAGACATATTTAGGCCAGAGGCATAGTATTCCGCATCTGTCCCTTCTGTTTTTAACCAGTAATTTGCACCACGCTCAGTGTCTTGCAGCAAGTGGCCTTCTGTTGTTGATCTGTTTTTCTGCCAAACCAAACCGCCTTCAGTAGATAGGTCAATTCCGTTTGTTACGGTTAATGCGCCGTTTGTGCCTTTGTATAAATAAGTGCTGAACACCTCTTCTACATTCAGGCCACCACCACCACCCGCTGCACCCGCAGCGGCTTCTAATAGCTTTTTCTTAGTTGCCATCTCTAATTACCCCAGCGCCTGTCCAGCCGTAAATCCTAGCCAATTAGTCCCGCCATCACGCGTGTAGAACACAAAGACATCTTTTGCGGAGGCAGTTGCGGTCAGCGTCGGCGCAGTTGCGGCGGGCCAATCTACAGAAGCGGGCCAAGTGACTGTGTAACCAGAAGCAGACGCATCCTGAATGATCTCAATGCTAAAGCTATACGCAGTGCCGCTAGCAGGTGGGTTAGAGAACGTGAACGTGGTATTGCCAGACAGTGTGTGACTAAATGCGTTACCCGCCTCACAATCCACTGATGGCGTTGTACCAGATGTCGCCGCGTAGGTTTCGTTGTAGCTGTCGGCTATAAACTCACCAGTGATGTCAACGTCGCCAGTGTAAGTCGGCGTCATCTTTGCGTCTAGCTGCGTTTGGATTGCAGATGTGACACCGTCAACGTAATTTAATTCGGCGGTTGTAGCCGTAACGCCATCAAGAATGTTCAATTCGGCGGCTGTAGCAGTGACGCCATCTAAAATGTTTAATTCTGCCGTCGTGACAGTCGCGCCATCGAGGATTGACAGCTCGGCATTTGTAACCCCGCCAAGAAGCGCGTCCAGCGTGTCAAAGTTCCCGTTAATATATCCACCCCAGGCATCTTCATCACCCCCCACGACGGGCTTGTTGAAGCTGTAGTTCGTTGTAGTTGTGGGCATGCTAATCTCCTGCGTTTATTGCCGGGCGCGCGTCTTCCAAATTGTAAGGGGAGAACAAGCGACCAAGCCCGTTAAGCCAAGTATCGCACAAGTGCCGCGCGCGACCAAAATTCTATGCGGCGCGTGAGTTAACCACCGGGGTCCACGTTTCCGACGCCGCGGCGACTGGCGTCCAAGTGTCAACAACGGCCGCAACGGGCTCCCACTTTTCAATGGCGTTGGCCGAAACGGACAGCGCAATCGTTGACGTAGACGACGCCGGGCGAACCCTTTGGAAACTGCCGCTCAGCGACAGTGACGCGGAAATGCTTGCCGACCCAACCACCGTAAACACGCCGGACGCTGTCGCGGATGCCGTCGCGGAAATTGTGGCCGACGCGTTGCGTTCACGCTCGTATGCCGTGGTCACAGACAGCGCGGCCGCAATAGTTGCCGTGCCAGCCTCGACGCTGTCGTTGCGTCCGTAAATCTGTGTGCCGTAGGTCCGCTGCCCGTAACCTGGGCGATAGCCGTCTGCGGCGACGTATTCCTCGGCGATTGTGACGACTAGGTTTTGCAGGGTAAACGTCGCCGATCCGTCAATCACGATGTCAGTTGACGTGACACTCGCCGACGAGCTGATTGTCGCCGTGGCTGAGCCCAGCAAAACGACGTTGGCGCTTGCTGAGCCAGTAAGGGCGGGGGAGCTGGTCGTGGATACGTTCCGCGTGCGTGCCGCAACTGCAGATCCGGCCAGCGCCGAGTTGGACGTGCCCGCTCCACTCTTGACGCGCTGAGCTGACGCAGTTGACCTGGCGGCAATGGATGCCGTCGCCGTCGCGTCAACCGTAGAGCCAGATAAACCATAGGAGTTCTGGCCGTAGAGCGCGTCACCGTATGCGGAGCGGTAAACGGCCATCAGTCTAGCGTAATATCCAGGTCACCCGCTGGGACGCGGAACACGTCGCCAGTGCTAATGGCCTTGCTGGTGTCTAGCGCCGAGTAGGCAATCAAGTTGCCGCCCGTTGACGCGTCAAACACGCCGACGTGGGTCACGGTGCCAAACGACGCGGTGGCCGTTGGATATTCAATTGCGGCGCTGTTCGACGCGGTGTTGCCGGAAACCGTGAAGCTTGCCGACTGGCGCGCGTAGGCTGTGCCGGAGGTGCTAACCTCAGTGCCGCTCGCGTCTTCCGCCGGGTTTGATGTAAACAGCGCCAAATACCAGGCTGTCGGCCGGGTGACGGATGTTGCAGTGAACACGTAGTTGAGAACGTGCGTCTCGAATGTATTAGAAAAGCTCATGTGTACGCCCTTATTTTCATGCGACGACCGGAGCCGCCAAACTTAGATGCTTCGCTCTCGCGATTAATTGAGCCGACGCTTTCGTTGTATAGGGCCGCCCAAATCTGTATGCGCGCGTCATCCTTCAGATAAGGCGCGGAGTGTATTAAGGATCCGTAAAGGTACGCGTCGGGGAAGTACGTCAACAGCCAGTTTGTGGTGTTGCTCGCGCTCAACGCGCTGATCCGCTGGTAATAGTAAAGCTCGGTGTTGTATACGCCGTCTGGGGTCGGGTAGACCTCGATTTCGCCCGCTGTGATCGCGTAGTACGACGGCGCGCCGGATGTGTCCTGCGTTGACTGGCGGCGCTGTAGTAGCTCGCCCTGGCTAAGCAGCTCAAGGGGTCGGAAATTGCCGGTCGTCGTGTGGAACGTGATGACCTCCAAGAAATCCGCGGGAATTGCGCTGTATTTGGTGTCAATCTCCGCCGTGGCGCGGCCCTCCATGCGCCAGTGACGCACCGAGCGGTTCATGCTGGCCTCTGCCATCGTGATAAAGTCGGGAATGACACTCGCGAGGTCGTCGCGGTTCAGGAAATCCGCAATTGACGTCTTGAGCTCGTCGTAGGTCGAAATCGCCATGCTATTGCCCTCGGCTCTCTAAGTATTTCGCGAGCTGTTGCAGCAACGCGTTTTGATCAACGGGGCGCGCCGTTGGTGCCATCATGTTTTCGAGGGCGTACATGCCGCGTGAGGTTGCCTTCCCTGCGCTGCGCGCCATTTTGGGAAGAGCACGGGCGCCCCTGAACAGCGTCTTCGCCGCTGGAGCCATCGACAACGCCATGTCCATGACGCCCATGCCAACCCGACCGGCGTTTACCGCCATGTCGCCGTAGTTACCCTCGCGGTATCCGTCCGGGATGTCCTTTAACGCGGCGTAAGCTTCTTGCCCGCCAATAACCGTGCCCACGCCGGGCGTGAAATTTGCCGCCGCCACGGCGTCAGCCGCCATGCGGGGGTTGCCGGTGCGGCGCAACACCTGGTCAAATATCTCGTTTGACAGGACACTCTCCGATTGGCGCGCGTCCATGGCGCGCTGGAGGTCGGCGTCGCTGTAGACGTACTCGCCGGGCTTGTGGTAGGCGCGGTTTTGGTCGTCAAACGCGTAGCCGGCCTGTTGCGTCTTGTACGCTTCGCCGTTCATGCCGACGGAGATGTCAAACTGCTTGCGCATGCTGTCGCTCTGGCGCTCGGCTTGGCTTTGCTTAAGCCCGGCGACCTTGTTGCGGATGCGTTCCTCTGGGCTCATCTGTTGGCCTCCAGATATTTCATGATTTCCATCTCAGACGGCGTCGCCGCTTGCGTTTGGTTGCCCTGAGACATCGCCGCGCCCAACACCCCGGCACCCAAGACGGGCGGAGCGGAGAGCAGACCCTTGTTCATAATAAAGTCGAACAAAACCTGTTCGCGCGTTTGGCCGCGTTTTTTCGCTTGGATGTCGGCACGGTCGCGGATTGCGCCCATAAACGTCGTCTGGCTGGTCGGATCCACGCCAGTTTTACGTGCGGCGCCCATCCACAGCGCGGCTTGCGTTTGCGGGCCGGTCAGGCCGAGCTCTTGGCCCAGCTCGTACATGAAATCTTCCATCGCGCCGTATTCGGCCGCGTTTGGCTTCTGCGCCCAAACAACCGGTGAGTTTAACATTTCCTCAATTGGAACTGCGCCAGATTTAACCGCCGCCTTTGGGTTAAACCCATAATTTCCGGTTTTAGCTAATTTAAAGAATTTCTTGGTTTCAGGAAACCGCTTCATTATGTCCTGGGCAAACTCGGTGCCAACCTCAGTGCCACCGGTGGCCAACCACTCCGGATCCATCGACGCCATGCCAAAGTACCGCGTGAAATGTAAGTCGGCGGCAATGTTTTTCTCTGAGCCCTTCAAGGATTGCGTGAAACCCTTCGGCTTTGGGTTTTCATTCCAATTTCCGCGAGCTGGCGGCATGTCAAACTCTGGGCTTCCGTCCCACGCACCCTGAACCTGACGACCCGCAATCAGCTCCTGCAATCCGGCAGTCTTGTGGCCGTAGCCCTTGGTGCGAGATTTTGCGAGGCGCTGGCCGTCCTTTAAGTTGTCGATGTTTTGCAGCTCTTCCATGTAGGACATGTTGCTGCCAGGGACGGCCGCGTCGGTGTACATGCGCTGACGCACGGCGGACGCGTTGCCGATATTGGCCGGCACCTTTGATCCGGGCGACGTCGCGCCCACCAGATCAAGGAATTCAGACCACTGACGGTGGCCCTCATCTTCGCCCCAGCCGGCAATAAACCAATCGCGCAGCTCCTCGGCGTTGTACCAATCCTCGCCAACGTCTAGGCCGGCGTCAATGTTTTGCAGCATTTCCTGGCGCATTGGGTTATTGGGATCGCGCAGGGCTGCTAAGGATCGCTCAAGGCGCTCTGGCAATTTTTTTGGCGTGTAGCGCAAAAAGCTAAAGTCGTTGCGGTTTGGCGCGGCGCCACGGTAGCGGGGGTCGCTGCCGGGCTGCTTGCCCAACATCTTAAGAAGGCCCGCGCCCTCGTCGATTAGGTTACCTACGACGCCCATGTTACTTGCCGTACTTTTTAGCTAAACACGTCCCGGCACGCGAACAGGCGGCGGGGGTAGGGCATCCCTTGCAGGGCACTTTGTTTGCCATCAGCGGTTACCTCCTAAAAGCTGCAATAGACCGGGAATGTTGGGCATCGCCTGGGGCGCTTGACCCTGCAACATCCGCTGGAGCGCTATAAGTTTATCTCTGTCAGTTTGGTTTTGCATTTGAGGCATACGCGGAGCTGCGCCAGGAAAATTACCACCACCCTGAACGTCACGCATGCGATCATAATGGGATCCTTGGCCGGTGCGGCGCAAATATTCGTCGTACGTCTCAACGCGCTCGTTTGGGCCAAAGATGCCGTCGAGGTTTACGCTGTAGGCATCGCCCGGCTTTGCGTTAGGAAACCTGATGTCAAATTCCATTTGGCGGCGGCGCTGCGCCTCCTCGTAGGGAACGAAGCGTTTTCCTTGCTGAGCAAACAATTGCATCAGATTTTGAATGTCCATGAAAACCTCCACAATACTTGACACAACAATATCACAGAGGCTTCAGACGCCCAAAATTACGCGATGCCGCGCATCCCGCGTCGCAGCTCACCGCGGAACGACTTAAACGAGCCGGACTGAGCGGTGACCGCGTCGGACGCCATCGTCAAGCACAGCGCGTCCGCCAAGTCAGGCGATCCCACGCCGCGCCTCCGCATCTCGTCCTTGCTCTCCGCCTTCATCTTGCCCGACGACGTGAAGCTGTAGCGGATCGCCGTCAACTCCGCGATCAACTGGTCGTCCTTCGGCAACTTGCACGAGCGATCCTCCAGCCACGCCTTGCACTTAAACCACAGCTCAGACCGGAGGTTCATGTACGTGTCACCCATGGAGGGGCTCTCCGCGACGTTAATCCCGCGCACGGGCAAGTTTAACTCCCGCAAACGGTCAACCACGCCGGAGCCCACGCCGATGCTGTCCACGAGTATCTCTGAGGGCCGCTTTGACGGGGGTAGGGCTTCGTATTCCGCCACAACCCGGCCCGTGGTCTGCATGAGGTCCAACCCGCGCCAGGAACGCAGCTCAGTGACCACCGGACCCTGACGCTTGCACAGCGCCGTGGCATCCGATCCAAACCGGGCGACGTCCAAGCCCCACACGACGGGCGTCTCCTCGCTAATCACCACGTCTCGATGCTGCGCGGCCTCCACCAAGTGAAACGGAATAATCGTGTTGTCGTCCGACAGGGGAAACTCCCCCAGGACGCGCACCCGGAACGCGTTCGACGTGTCGCCGTAGCGCAGCTCCATCTCCCTGACAAACTCATCGCTCACCAGGGGGCTGTCAATGCAGCTCCACGTCCGCGTCCACCAGGAAGATTTCATGCGGTTGTGGCTCTCGAAAAACGTGCCGCTGGACCGGGTGGGGTTGGATAGCATGAGGGTGGTGGCGTTGTGGCCCGACATACTGCCCGCGGCCGCTTCAAAGACTTGCTCGGGCACACCTGACGCCTCGTCGATAATTAACAACACGTTGTCGCTGTGCACGCCGGCCAAAGCTTCCGGCGTCTCCGCTCGCGCAGTCCGGCAAGAGATAAACGCCTCCGCCGGGGCGCGCACCAGCTCCACGCGGTCAGACTTCACGTTCAACAGCTCCTGCAACTCCTTGGGCAGCTCGTTGATCCAGCGCTTCAACTCCGCAAACATCGCGTCAAACAATTGGGAGCTGGTGGGCGCCGTCACGACGACCTTCACAGGGTATCTGAGGAGTAGAAACCACAGCATCGCCCAGGATGCCGTCGTCGACTTGCCGGTGCCGTGCCCAGACTTCACGCTCATCTTGCGCTCCCCGGAGGCCAAGGCGCGCAAAAACTCCTCCTGATAGGGAAACGGATCCGCGCCCAGCATCTCACGCACAAACCGCACCGGGTCGTCGTAATACGCCGCGGTGAACTCCTCCATGAAATTTGACGCGCTACTCATCGGCAAACACCAAACCGTCAGCCGTACACATCCAGCCGCGGCCCTTGCGGATCCTGTCGCGACGCTGTCGCGCCGCAATCGCCATCCGCTCCTTGCCCTCATCGCCCAGGCGACGCTCCACGTCCGAGCGGATCCGCCGCAAGTAAGACGCCGACAAGCCAAACGCCCGGCGCATCATCTCGGGCGGCATCTCCAAAATAAACGCCTCCCAAATGTGCAAGTCACGGTACGCCTTATGCATGGCGCGAAAGCTGCGCGTCTCCGGACCCTTCAAACGATTAATATTCATCACGTTCATGGTCATGCTCAATCACCTTCGCTTCGCGTACGGTATCGCGTACGGTTTTCATCTTCTTAAGGGCGTCCAAGTGCATGTCGCCCAGGTTTACAGTTACGTGCGTCTGGGCATGCTGGGAGCCGTAGCGTTGCTGGTTCCACGCCTGGGCGATAAACCGATGCTGCGCGGCCTCCTCCTTGGCAATGCTCACGTCCAGCGCCGACAGATAAGACACAGGGGTTCCCTCCTTGGCGTTGGCGCGCTCCTCCTTACGCTCCGCACGCAAGCGCCGCATAATCTCAAAGCCAGCCTCGGCGTGCGCGTCGGCAGCCTCCAGGCGCGCTTGCTCCAACGCACGGCTGTATTCAGGGTGGTCCTTCAATAAACGGTGAAGGTATCCGCGGTGCAAGCCAAGCTCTCCGGCGAGCTGCGTGACGGTGCCGCCCGACAAAAGATATTCGGTGAGGTAATCCACGCCGCCGCGCGTCTCGATGGTCGCGAGGGCTGCTTTGCGTTTCGGTCGTCCTGCCATGGTTTTACTCCGTTGTTCTCAGGTTACAGGATAGGGGCGCCGGGGGGCAAAATTTGGGGGGAGGGTGCGTGTGGGGTTGCACAAGCACCACCCCCGGGGGGCCGCGGGCCGGGGGGGGTATTTTGCCTCGGATCCGGTCGATTTCGGCGATAATTTAACATAATAGGTATTATGCCGCGCTTGTTGATCGCGTAAGTCATTGATATTGCTACGCTTTGACGAGGGCACATAACTAAACGCGTAATTATGCGAAATGCTGCGCCACGCACATTGTTGCGCTCAACGCATATCTCGGGCCGATTTCGCGCGCGTACGCGAGGCCGTCGCCAGTGTCGTAGCTCGCATTTTGCTTTGAAAGGGGCGGCGCCCATCAGGAGTTGAACGAGACAGTGAGCGCCGCCGAGTGATGCATCAACTAGGGAGGAGTAGATGCGGTCAGGTGAAGGCCAAGCAGTACCCGTGCCGACCTTCGAGGCAAACATAGAAGACCTATGCAAAACCATTGTCCTACACTCACTCGCCGTAGTCAAAAAACGATGCATCCTCGCCAGCCAAGCGATACGCGATCACCAGGTAGTTTATCTGGTCAATCAAGCTGTCCTCGTGAAACCCGTTGTCGTCCATCCGCGCCGCCTTCAACTCAGACATCATCCGCGCAATGTCGTAGGCCGACAGAGACGCCCCCTCGACGAGCTTATTGCGCAGTACGCTGTTCCACCGCCGAGCAATCGTTTCATGCATTCCTCGGGCGTCTCCGTAGCTCTCCTCGCGTGTCGTGAGTATATCCTTCGCCCTTCTAAGTATCTTCTCGTAGATCATCTGCTTTCCTCGCTTTATACGAGGCGTAGCCGCGCCGGCTAATCACCTCGATGTAACCTCTATCGATCAGCCCCAGCAACACGCGCATCGTGTCCCGTAGCGTCTCGTCCATTGCCCCCGCCAGATCCGCGGCGGTTATCTCTCCCTGTTCCCGGATGAAGCGCACGACGTGCAGCTCGTATCGGTTCAACGGCTCCCGCCAAACTCTGCGCCGCTTATCCTCGGGCAGCGCCGGGATGAACCCCAGCCGAGCCGAGCGCCTCGCGTCCTCCGTCATCCTCCGGCGCAGCTCATCCTCGTCCACGACGCTTTCCCCCGTGCTTGAGTTCCCACTGCCTCCTGATGATTGCGTCGCGCTGCCAGTCGTTCCACTTCGCTAAGCTCGGCGCGTTTAAAATCCGCCGGCGGTTTGCCAAGCCCTCCAGCTCGTCGAGCGTTTCGATCTCCGCCAAGACCCGACCGAAATCCTTCTCGTCCATCAGCGCGTAATCTTTGCTCCGCCAGACGAGCCGCAATATGCTCTCCCGCTTATCCACGACCGCCACCATTTGGCGTACCAGCCATCGACCGTACCACCGTACCATACCTTAAGGTATTTGGTACGTATGGTACGCCTAGGGTCGCCCCGTACCATGGTACGTACCAAAGCGTACCAAAGCGTACCACTAATGTAATTTTATGTAATACTTTCAGTAACATAATATTTCCCCTTTTTGGTACACCACCGGTACGCCCCTCACAATTTGTGCTTGGAGCGTACCAGCCAGAAAAACCCCTCGTTTTTGGCCATTTCACCCTTGCCGATGAGCCCATCTATCGCCCTCGTGTAGGCTTGCCGTTTGTTGGCGGCGTTTGACTTTCCGTAGAAGTGTTGGCGCAGCGTGTCCTCCTCGATGACCCAGCGCGTGCCGCTCTCTGGCCAGCCCGGACCGCCGCGATTTGGGTTGCCGACGTGTTCGCCCCACAACTGCGTGAAGCACGTCACCATGAGCCGCTCGTTGGCGCTGAGCTTAGTTGTGGCCTCGCTGACCCGTTCGTCATCTGTCGGGCCGATGTAGCAGCTCGTGACCTTGTCTCCGTCCTCGTCGCACCCCAGCTCAACCGTGTGCAGCTCGAACGCGAATTGCTTGCCGCTTTCGATGTCTCGTTGCTTGGTGGCCTTCGCGAAGCGGATCCCGGCGTCCTCGTCGACGGTCAGCTCAATTTCCGTGTCGGTGGCGGCGCGCAGCGAGCTGTGGCCCCGCGCTCCGTTCTCCGCCTTGCCGGAGTGATGCACGAGCGCGATTGTCGCGTCGCCGTGCTCTCTCAGTACGTCGCAGTGTTGGATGACCGCCGTCATAGCCTCCGGGCTGTTTTCGTTGCCGCCAGCCATGGCGCGCGACAGCGTGTCCACGATGATCAGCTCGATTTTGCCGTATTTTTCTTTGACGAGATCCATGAGCTGGCAGAGCTTTTCCAGGTCGGCGTCCGCGTCGAGTAAGTTGACCGGGCAGGGACGCACCGCCAGCTTTACGTTTTCGTCTTGGTAGTGGTCGTGTATGGCTCTGGCCCTGTTGAGGTATCCGTTGCCACCCTCCGCCGCCAAGTAGAGCACCACGCCTTGCTGGACCTTGTGCCCGTGCCAATCTCGGCCCGCCGCGACGTGATACGCCATGTCGAGCATCAGGAATGACTTGCCGGTGTTGGACTGCCCGTAAAGCACCACCATTTGCTGGCGCCCGATCCAGCCCTTCACGAGATAGTTTGACGTGAGCACCGGCTTCGCGTCGCCGATCCACACCAGCTCGTCCAGGAGGCTCTCCGGCTGCCTTAATGCGTTGAGCCCTTGCTTTACCGCGGACAGGCCCAGCGCGGCGTGCACGTCGTTCCAGTCTGTGTCGGGCAGGGCGGGCGCGCTCCACGGCAACCCCGTCGCTTGCGCGGCCTTCTGACCGCCTTGGTTGGCGTCGTTGTCCGCGGCGATGCGCAGCTCAATATCTGGCCATTGTAAG